CGTGTATGATTGCAGGTCTGTCATATTACTTAGCACAAAAATATGCACCAGACAGAATACAAGTTTTAAAAATGTTATATGAAGATGAGTTACAAAGAGCATTAAACGAAGATGGTTCTTCTTCTAGTTCTTTTATAACTCCTAAAACTTATTACCCGAGTGTATAATGGCAAATTTAAGTAGAGGAAAACACGCAAAATTTATATCAGATAGATCAGGTATGGAATTTCCATACAAAGAGATGGTGAAAGAATGGAATGGATCAAGAGTTCACGTATCAGAATTTGAAGCAAAACATCCACAGTTAGAACCAAAAACACATGTAGGTGATCCACAAGGATTACAAGATGCAAGACCGGCAAGAACAGAGCCAGCTACACAAAACTTATTACCTGGAAATCCTTTTTCTTTAACATCAGGAAGTGGAACAGTTACAGTTACTGAACCTAGTCATGGCAGAAGCACAAATGATACAGTTAGATTTAGAAATGTACAAGGATCTCCAGGTGGATTGACAGCTTCTACATTTGAAAATGGATCAGGATTTAGTATAACAGTTACAGGAACAGACAAGTATACTTTTGCAGCAGGATCAAATGCAACAGTTACAGAAACTTCGGGAGGAATGACAGTTACTGCAGGTCCAGTAACTATAACACCATAATATGGCATACACATTAACAAACTTACAAGATGATATTAGAAACTACACAGAGGTTGACAGCTCTGTTTTATCTTCAGCTGTATTAAATAGATTTATTCAAAACGCAGAAAACAGAATATATAGAGAATCAGATTCTGATGATAACAGATTTTATGCTACATCTAATTTAGCAACCGGTAATAGATATGTAACTATTCCATCTGATTTAAGAATTATAAGATACGTTCAATTGAAAGATTCAAATAATAATCAAGTATTTTTAGAAAAAAGAGATACTAGTTTTATGGCTGAATATTATAATACACCGGGAACTCAAGCTGGATTGCCTAAATATTATGCTAACTGGGATGCTAATTTTTGGGTTGTAGCACCCACACCAAATAGCACATATGAAATTACCCTGGCATATATTAAACAGCCAACAAGTTTAACTGATTCTTCTGTGAGTGGCACAGGAACATATCTATCAAATAAATATCAAGATTTACTTCTATACGCTTCTTTGGTAGAAGCTTATGGATACTTGAAAGGGCCGGCAGATATGTTACAATACTACGAAGCGTCTTATAGAAGAGCAGTACAAACGTATTCTATCGAGCAACAAGGTAGAAGACGCAGAGACGAATATAACGATGGTGCTATTCGTACTCCTATAAAATCAGAGTCACCATCAAAATACTAAGGAGATAAAATATGGCAAACATAGTACCTCATTCTTTCAAAGCTGGATTATTAAAAGGAACTTTTAATTTTGATACTTCAGGTAATGGAGGAAACGCTTTTAAGTGTGCTTTGTATACTAGCATAAGTAATTATAGTACATCTTCAACAGTGTACTTATCCGGAGTAGGACAAGGTGAAGTTAATCCTTCAGGGACTAATTACACTACAGGAGGAAACACTTTAACAAATACTGGAGTCGATGGAACAACTGCAACATCATTCACAGACTTTGGTGATTTAACTTTTCCATCTGTAACTTTAACTGCTGCAGGAGCTGCAATATACAAATCCACTGGTGGTGGAAATGAATTGGTTCTAGTTTTAGACTTTGGTGGAAATAAAACGGCAACGAATGGTGATTTCGTCATTCAGTTTCCTGCTAACAATTCATCAAATGCTATTTTAAGACTAGGCGACGCGTAATATTAAGGATTAAATAAATGGCTTTTGTATTAAATGACAGAGTTAAACAGACAAGTACGTCTACTGGAACTGCTACTATTAGTTTAACAGGAACGGAAGTTGGTTTCGAAACTTTTGTTGCTGGTATCGGTGACACTAATAATACTTTCTATTGTATTTCACATGATGGTACAGCTGATTTTGAAGTCGGTATTGGTACAGTAACTGATTCAGCTACTGATACACTTTCTAGAGATACCGTTATCTCCTCTTCAAATTCAGATAACAAAGTGGATTTTCAAGTAGGAACTAAAACTGTGTTTTGTACTTACCCCGCAAAAAGAGCTCCGTCTGCAGCTATGACAGCCACAACTTACGTAACAACACATGCCTCTACTATTTCTGATGTTCAAACGATGGACTCAGGAGTTTTAGCAGGCCCTGTAACCGTATCAGGTACAGTAACAGTAACAGGTAACTTAGTAATTATATAATGAGTACATTAGAAGTTAATAAAATTATACCACAGTCAGGAACTAGTGTTCAAATAGGAAACGCAGGTCAGACTATAAGTTTACCAAATGATAGTGTTCCTAATTCAGCATTAGTAAACGAACAAATTACAATTAATGGAGTTGCTGTGAATCTAGGTGGATCAGCTACAATACCAACTGAAACACAACCTGTTATATCTAGTTTTACACCTACAGTTATTGATGCAGACGTTGGTGGCACAATAACCATCACAGGACAAAATTTTGCATCAATACCAAAAGTAGAATTACAAAGAGCAAATGGTGCATTTCAATCTGCAACATCGGTTACATTTACAAGTGCAACAACAATAAGTTTTACAACAGGTACAGCTGGTTTAACAAACGGACAAAACGTTAGAATTTTAGTTACAAATCCAGATGGTAATGCAGCTAGAAGTTCATCAGATTTAGTTGTTTCAGATGGCCCTGTATTTACAACAACGTCATTACCAAATGGTTCAGCAGGAACATCTTATTCACAAAATATAGATGTTACTGGAGACAGTGCTGTAACTATCTCACAATCAGTTGTATCTGGATCTTTACCTCCAGGAATAACTATTGGAACAACATCAAACCCATCAGGATCAACATACAGAGCAGTAATATCGGGAACTCTACCAAGCCCTGCTAGTGAAACACAATATAGTTTTACTGTTAGAGCAACAGACGCACAAGGTCAAACAACAGATCAAGCATTGTCAATTACTGTTGAAGTTGGTATACAAAACGCAGGAGGATTCTGTTAATGTCAGCAGCTAGATTAACTTTAACTTTACCTAATGCAAATGGAGCGGTTGGAAAATGGACTTATTCTTTTTGGGTAAAAAGATCTACATATTCATCTGTATATGGTGAGCAAGTTATCACATCACCTAGATATAATGGAAGTTTTGAAGGAAAAATAAAATTTAATAGTGATGATAGTTTTGAAATTTACGATTATAGAAATAGTTTCTTACTGCAAAAGAAAACAAACAGATTATTTAGGGACACTAACGCTTGGTATCATTTTGTAGTTAACAATGACAGCACAGTTTCTTCACCTGAAACAGAGATATATGTAAATGGTGTAAAAGAAACATCTTTTGCAACTACAAATGAGTATTCTCAAAATGATACAAACTCTTTTAATAATGATTATCCAAATTATATTGGTGATGGAGGACAAGCTAATAAATATTTAGACGGATGTTTAGCGCATTTTCATTTTGTTTCAGGAACAAAATACGTAGCAAGTGATTTTGGTGAATTTGATAGTAACGGTGTTTGGAAACCAAAACCATCTCCATCAATTACATATGGAAATAATGGTTACTTTTTAAAATTTGATAACTCTGGAAACATGGGATTAGATTCTAGTGGTAATACAAATAACTGGACTACGGCTGGAACAATTAAACAAATTAAAGATACTCCTTCAAATGTACATTGTGTTGGAAATACTTTAATTAAAGGAACATTATCAGCATCAACAGCCACTAATTTAAATTTAACTGCAACCAGTGGACAAGCTAGTTGGGAAACTTTGTTTGGTACTTTAGCTGTTAACTCTGGAAAATGGTACGCTGAATTTAAAACAGGAGCAACAGGAACTCAAGCTGGAGTAATTGACGTACAACAAGGTCAAGTTCACGATATTTATGGTGGGTCTCAATCTAGAGGATGGGGCTATGATAGTGATGGAATTATATATAACAACGCTAATAATACTGGTGGAACATACGCAAGTATTACTGCTGGAGATGTTATAGGTGTAGCTTTAGATATGGATAACCATAACGTTTATTTTCATAAAAATGGAGTATATCAAAATTCAGGAGATCCAACTTCTGGTGCTTCAGGAACAGGTGCTAAATCCATAACTGCTGGATATGATTATACTTTTTTCTTTGGAGCATATAACGGAAACATGAGTGCTAATTTTGGCAATGGTCATTTTGGAACTACAGATATAACTTCAGCAGGATCAAATGGAAATGGATCTTTGTTTGAATATGATGTTCCAACAGGATACTATGCATTAAATACTACAAACTTAAAGGATCAATCATAATGGCAGATTACGCTACAATAAAAAAACCTAAAGATCATTTTAATAATAAACTTTGGACAGGTAATGGTTCAGCAAGATCAATTACAGGAGTTGGATTTAAACCAGACTGGGTTTGGATAAAAGATAGAGATAATACTAGGTGGCATCAACTTTTTGATGCCGTAAGAGGAGCTGGAAAAGTAATATATTCAAATGCAACTACTGCTGAAGGAGATGATATTAATAGATTATCTGGATTTATTTCAGATGGTTTTTCTTTAGGAACAAATAATAATGTAAATGATAATTCACAAGACTATGTAGCTTGGAATTGGAAAGCATCAAATGCAACAGCAGTTTCAAACTCAGATGGTGATGTAACTTCTACTGTAAGTGCAAACCAAACAGCAGGATTTTCAATTGTTACAGTAAGTAATTTAAATTCAAATAGTTTTGGACATGGTCTTGGTAAAGAACCACATTTAATTTTTGGTAAAAGAACAGATGATGTTGCAAATTGGAGAACATATTTTAAAGGAATTTCATCAGGTAAAAGTTTATTTTTAAACGTAAATAATGCTGAAACTACTGAAGGTTCAGCAATTGCATCTGCAAACGCAACAACAGTTACTGTTACTGGTTCTGGTAATGGTGGTTCAGCTGGTACAGGAACAGCAGTTTATTATTGTTTTGCACCAATAAGAGGATATTCAAAAATTGGAACTTATACAGGAAATAATAATTCAGATGGTGTTTTTATTTATACTGGCTTTCGTCCTGCTTGGGGTATGTTCAAAAGAGTTGATAGCACTTCAGATTGGATGATTATGGATGACGCGAGAAATGGTGGATATAGAGATCAACCTGTTTATAAACCTATATTAGCAAATTCAACTGCAGCAGAATCTTCATCGTACGCAAGTTATCAATGTGATTTTGTTTCAAACGGCTTTAAAGTAAGAAATACATTGGGTAATCAAAATGCAAGTGGTACCTACCTATTTATGGCATTTGCAGAATTACCATTAGTAGGAGATAATCCAGCACCAGCGAGATAATATGAGTGAAGTAAAAGTAAATAAGA